ACAAACTAGCGGCATCACTCGCACGACAAATCTACTTAGCAGGGGAGGCAGGCGCATAATGGCGATTGAATTTTGGTTAACGAATGACCGCAATACCGAACGTGTGCGACTGCCGGTTAATCCCGATACTCTCAACGTAACATCACCGTTCGGCTTCAACGACGTAACAGTCGCTAATCTTGGCGAAGTAACAATCTTCGGTGATCGCGGCTTAAAGGAATTCTCATTCGGAACGTTCTTTCCGGCGCACTACAATTCGTCGTACTGCGAATATCGCGGCTTCAAGGCGCCCTACACTTACGTAGCAATCATCGAGAAATGGCGTGACCGTAAGCTTCCTATTCGATTCGTCGTAACTGGAACGAAGATAAACTACCTCGTAACTGTTCGCGATTTCACTTACGAAGTTGAACGTGCGGGAAATCCTGGCGACATCTACTTCTCTATTACGTTGAAGCAGTTCAAATGGCTACCGGTTCGCTACGAGACTACGAAAACAACTCGCCCACCTAGTACGAAAAGTAAAACGCGGGTTTATACGACTAAGCAGAATGATATCCTACTTCATATCGCAAAGCGTTTTTATGGCGACGAGAAGCAATGGGTTAAAATTTATAACGCTAATAAAACGAAAGTTAAAAAACACGCATACCTCGTAATAAGACCAGGAGTAAAGTTGGTGATTCCGTAATGGCTACGAAAAAAGTTATCGTTAATAGTGGGTACGATACTGATCGCACAACTCTTAGTGTTATTTATTACGAAGGTAGTAAAGCGATATTTATGAATGATGCCAATATGGGCGTTTCCATTTCAGGTGATTTAGCGCAGGCTAGTCGTAAATGTGACGTTACACTTATGAATACGAAAAACGGGGAGAATCGCGAGGTCGCGTTTAAGCTAGGGCGTCGAATTCGGATTCTGTCAGGGAAAAACGAACTGTTTCAAGGAATCATCTTCGGCTACGAAATTAATGATCAAGGACAGCAGTCCATTACAGCATATGACGCGAATCACTACTTAACGAAAGTTTCCGATAGTTACAGATTCGACAATAAGAAAGCGTCTGATATCGTCAAGTATTTGTGTAAACGATTCGGTATTAAGATGGGGAAAATCTCCGATACCGGCTACGTTATACCGAAGCTAATCCTTCGTGATAAAACGTTGTGGGACGTAATTGTTATTGCATTAACTGAAACTCGTAAGAAGAACAACCGCCAATTTTCGCTTCATTCAAAAGGCGGCTATTTGCATTTGCTAGAACGTAAGGAGCAACTAACACGCATGTATATCGAAGATGGAGCGAACCTACTTAGCGCCACTTACTCTTCAAATATGGACGACGTTAAAACACAAGTTAGCTTAACTGGCGGCGATGAAGATAAACCGATTAAAGCTTTTGCGGTTGATAAAAACGCCAAGAATGTATACGGAACAATGCAACACTACGAGCACGTAAGCGAAATCACTAACGAAAAGAAACTGCAGGCACTCGCGAAAAGTATGTTGCCGAAAATAAATAAACCGGAGCAGGAGTTCAACTTAGAAGCGCTCGGAATCGAAAACGTTATTAGCGGAACGTCAATATTAGTTCGCGAATCAATGACGCAGATTTCCGGCGCTTTTTACGTTATCACCGACACGCACAATATCAGTCCAGACGGCTACCATACGATGTCTTTGACACTATCTCGTACGTTCGATATGGCGGAAGAAGATTACGATCCACCAGAAGAGAAGAAAGCGGAAAGTGCTGAGGGAAGTTCAGGCGGATCAACTACGACAACTACAACGACGATTAAAGGCGGCAGAGCGAAAGTTCCGCAAATTGTACGTAAATGGGAACCAATGGTCCGTAAGTATGCTCGAATTAACGGAATCGAGGCTTATACGGAGCTTTTATTGGCATTTATGATGCAAGAAAGTGGCGGACGCTATCCGGATCTAATGCAGTCGAGCGAATCGCTTGGTTTAGGGCGAAATGTACTTCGCTATGAAGCATCGATCAAGCAAGGCGTTAAGTACTTCGCAAATACGTTAAGAAAATCTAAAGGCGACGTGAAACTCGCGCTCCAATCGTACAATTTCGGAGAAGGCTTTATCCCGTGGGCGTTGACGCGTGGTGGATATTCGATGGCAAATGCGAAAGCATTCTCGTCTATGATGGCGAAGAAACATGGCTGGCGACGTTACGGTGACGTTAACTATGTTCCGCATGTACTTCGTTATTACGAAGGTTCAACTACAACGGTCACAACTACTACGCCAGGAGCAGGCGGAAAGGTTACTAATAGCACCGGCTTCATAAGACCGTGTGAAGGCGTGGTCACAAGCGAAATGAAGCAACGTTGGGGCAGAGCGCATGAAGGACTTGATATTGCGAAAGCTGGAACCGTTCCAATTAAGGCGGCAGCAAGCGGAACCGTATCAAAATCGTATGTATCGGCAAGTTATGGCGAGGTTATCTTCATCGTTCATAACATTAACGGTAAGACATACGAAACAGTTTACGGCCATATGCGCAAAGGTTCGCGTCGATTCAAAGTCGGTGACAAAGTGGCGCAAGGAACGCAAATCGGACTGATGGGTAATACCGGACGATCAACCGGACAGCATTTACACTTCGAGATTCATAACGGACGTTGGAAGAACCCAGTCAATCCACGCAACTTCATTAAATTCTAAGGAGGCGGTCGCATGACAAAACCACAAGGTACCGGTTATTCGCAGCTGATACAACTTATGCGTAAACATGGTCATAACAAAGACGTTGAAATTGAACTTGGCACGGTCACAGCACCGCCGCCCGAAGTTTTAATTCGCCTTGATAGTTTCGGATTTGATCTCGATAAAAGCGACTTGATTTTCGCAGGTAGAGTCGTCGATACTCCGTTAAAAGAGGGCGACCGAGTAATCGTTGTAAGTAATGATTCGCATAAGACTTTCTACGTAATCGATAAGGCGGTGAGATATTAATGCCTTTAGTACCGGATTTTAGCGAAGAAGAATTAGCGGAACTACTCACCGAGGCAGAAGCTAACGAAGAATCCCAGCCTTCCAAGACATATAAAATCGATTTTGAGAACGGGCGACTAGGCGGATTCATTGATAATAAACAAGCGTTGCAGCAAGCGGTATACAAAGCTTTGATTACAGCGCGTGAAAGATTCCCGATTTATACAGACGCCTATGGATGCGAACTTGACGACTTAATCGGCGAAAGCGTAACGAAAGCCTTTATGGAAACGGAGATTCCGAGGGTTATAGAAGAGGCTTTAATATATGACGACAGAATCGACAGCGTAAACGATCTCGAAGTAACTTCTTCGGGCGACATAGTTACGGTGTCTTTTTCTGTTACCGATGTTGACGGCGTGGAAGTTACATTCGAAGAAGTGGAGGTGTAAGAGTGACGATTTTTGATAGCGAAACATATGAAAACATTCTTGACCGCATGTTAGCCCGCCTCCCTTCCGATGTAGATAAACGAGAAGGCTCGGTTGTATACGATATGTTGGCGCCAGCGGCCATCGAGTTAGCGCAAGCCTATACCGAAATGGATAACGTACTTGACCTCGGATTTATTGACAACACATACGGCGAATATATGGACCGACGTGCAGCCGAGCAAGGTTTAACGCGAAAAGAAGCAACGAAAGCGACTGGCGAAGTTACATTCGAAGGACTCGACGGTATTGACATTCCAATGGGAACTCGTGTTAGTACAGCCGATGACGAGCCGATTTACTTCGTTACAACCGAGACAGTCACAACATTTGACAGTACAGCGACAGCGAGAGTAGAAGCGGAAGTCGGAGGCGCAGACGGAAACGTAAGCCCAGGCGAAATCACTGAATACGATACGAGCGATATTCCCGGCATTGCTGTCGTAACGAATAACGACGTATTTACCGGCGGATACGACGAAGAATCAGACGAAGATTTACTCGCTCGCTATAAAGAGCACGTAGGCCGACCGATTACAAGTGGAAACAAATATCAATACGAATCATGGGCGAAGTCAGTCAGCGGGGTATCTAATGCGATTTGTTATCCGTTATGGAACGGGCCAGGTACGGTTAAAGTCGTTTTAATTAACGAAGATAAACGAAGCCCTTCAGACGAGGTTATCGCAGCAGCGCAAGCCTATATCGAAGAAGAAAGGCCGGTCGGTGCTACCGTAACAGTAGTTGGCGTTACAGAGGTTCCGGTCGATGTAACTGCAACACTTACGCTAACAGACGGCACTTCTATCGATTCAGTTTCGGCAGCGATTGCCGACAATCTTAAAACGTACTTTCAAACGATTGCTTTCGATCAGACGACGGTTCGATATACGCAAATTGGTAACGCCATTCTCGACGCGGACGGCGTTATTGACTATGCCGATTTAAAGGCGAATACAGCAGTCGCAAATATAATCCTAGCGGCGGACGAAGTACCTGTAGTGGGCTCCGTTGTCGTAACGGTAAACTAAGGAGGATTTTCGATGACAGCAATGAGCGATTATTTAGAAAACGCGTTAGTTAACGCAACTTTACGAGGTATTCCATATAACGCACCTACGACGGTGTATTTATCGTTATTTACAAGCGATCCCACTGACGCTAAAACAGGTACGGAAGTTACAGGCGGTGGATATGCTCGTCAGGCTATTACGTTTGCAGCACCGAGTAATGGCGCAAGTGCAAGCAGTGCAGACGTATTATTTCCAGTCGCGACTGCCGGTTGGGGAACGGTGACTCATATCGCTATCTTTGACGCATCTACTGCCGGAAACATGTTGTACTACGGACCATTACTTACGACAAAATCTATCGCAACCAACGATCAGCTTAAGGTGGCGGCAGGAGACATCACCGTCACTCTTACTTAAGGCGGTGCTATAAATGGCGGAACTATTATTCGGTCAACAACTTAACTTAAACGGAACGGCCACAACGCAATTATCTGCGCGTGGTCTTTTTCGTGTTTCTTCAGCGGTTGCAGTATCGACAGCATTGTCGGCAACTAAGTTAGTCGGCGTTATTAACATTAAATCGGGCGTTTCAGCGAGTGCGGCAACTTCAACGAAAGAGTCTCGCGTAATCAAATACATCGGAAGTAAGCCGTCCGCATCAGCAAAAGCAAGCGGAAAAGTAACGTTCTTCAAAACGATTAAAGCGGATTTAGTCGCGGGTTCATATATCGATACATTCGCTTCTAAGCGTGACGTCTTATACGAAATGAAAGATTACCTACCGCATTATTACCACGACATTCGCGAAGCAATGCGAATCATCGAAGCAGAAGCGAAAGAGTTTTCGCGAGTTAGCGCGCAGTTAGAAAAAGTATTCGATCAGTATTTCGTTAATACATCAGACATAGCGCTTGACCGTTGGGAGACAGCGTTAAATATTACACCAGATCCTTCGCGCAGTTTGCTAGAACGACGTCAGTTTATTAATGCGAAATTACGAGGCGCCGGCACAACTACGGTAGGTCTTCTTAATAATATCGTCGACGCCTTTTGTGCAGCTGATATTACAGAACTTGCGGACAAATACGAAGTCAACGTGAAAACGACAGGAAGACGAGGTAGGCCGGTTAACTTCTCTGACATTGAAGAGGCGGTCACTGACGTTATACCTGCGCACATCAAACCGAGTTTTGCGTTCTCATACGTTCCGTGGTCGGAGATTGAAGCGTCAGCAATGATGTATGAGGAGGCGGATACTTACGAGTGGGAAGAGTTGCAAAGTTCGTACCCGCAACCGCCGTCTCTTAGAATGGCTGACCTCGAGGATACGACACAAGCGGATACAGATACAATTCAATTTAAGGCGGTCGACACACGACTAGAGTTTGATTAATACGAAAGAGGAGGCGGTGATATGGCATCGAATAAAACACCGAATTTAAATCTGCATACGTGGGAGCCTACTGATTATCTTCAACGTACAGAGTTTAACGACAACTTCGAAACAATCGACGGAAAGATTAACGAATTAGCAACATACGATACGGCGGTTACGAATCAACTTTTCGTAAACTCAACGACAGGGAGCAATACGAATTCTGGTACGTCTGCGGCACCGTTTAAAACGCTAGATCGTGCAATAAATGAGTTAATGGCGAAAGGAGACGGCGTTATTAGCGGTGCCTGGGAAATTAAAATAACCGGGACATTTACGGAAGGAGTAACAATTTATAACCTTCCTCGCTTTCGGTTCCCTTTAAAGATTACCGGAGATGTTGACGCAGCTGGTAAACCGGTTACTGTTTTTGACGGAGCTACTTCGACTCGCGACATCGGTATTAGAATAGAACGTTGTCCGGATTTACGTCTTGAACTAACGAATATCTACTTTAAAAATTTCACAAACGATTTCAACGGATACGGATTTTACAAACGCGATGGCGGTTTCGTAGATGTCCGAAATTGTATTGCTGAAAACTGCGATATTGGATTTGCTGCTATACGAAACGTTAGTTTCTTCTTCGGTAAATGCACCACTATTAACTGTATAGATTCAGGGTTTAGAGCTCAGTATTCGTCTAGTGGGACTTTTGGAGACTCTAGTTATCCGTGTAAGGCGATAGGCGGTCAACGAGGTTATTTCGTATCCAGAAACGCAGTTGCTCACGTAGATTATAGTTCCGCGGATGGTTGTTCTGTCGCTGGATTGATTATCGATATGAATTCACGTGTTGGCGTAATTTCTTCTACGTTTATGAATTGTAATTTCGGGGTGCAAACACAAGGAGGCGGAGAGTGGATAAACGATGGCGCAGTATTCTCTAGTAACTTGATTAACTTCACTAACTTCGGTGCCGGAAGAGAGACTAGATTATATTCGCTTAATTCCAACAATGAGTATCGTATTGGTGTTGATACTACTTCGGTTTCATTAACTGGTACTACTTCCAATACAACTTTATATTTAGGTACGTATTTAGGTAAGCTACCGGCGAATTTCTTCTTAAGTAAATATCAACGCATGAGATTTTTGGTAAGAGGCAATGTTACTGGTGACGGTGATAAGAGTGTTAGTGTCTACTCTACAGATAGTTTAGGAGTGTATAGCTCACAATTAACTAGCTTCAAACAAGCCACGAACGGTGATTTCTTGATGGAAGTTCTAATGTACCCCAAAGATATTAATAGTGTCGATATAACAGCAACCTTCCAACAAAACGGTCAACTAACTAGATTATACAGCGGAGCAAGGGTTATAGACTTAAGTAAAGATCGTTTATTTAGGCTAATGGGTCAACTCACGGACCCTACGGCAACGATTTCAATTAGTTCTTTTGAGGTCTTTTTAATGGGGTGATACGCAGCACGCTCGCATTTAATTGCGGGCTTATTTGCGTTTTTAACAACGAAGGGAGTCGATTAAATGGCATCGAATAAAACGCCGAATTTAGGTATGGACGTTTGGGCGGAGACCGATTATTTCAAGCGGGCGGAATTAAATAGCAACTTTAACAAAATTGACGCTTTATCTAGTGATGTCAGCACGCAAATTGAAGATATCGCTACTAATGCTAAAGCTAAAGGAGCGAGAACGGACGGAACAGACGCTAAAACGACTATACAATCCTTGTTGGACGGCATGTCTTCAGGTGGTGAGCTCATCTTCCCGAAAGGTGAGTACGTTATCAGCGGAGCACTTAAGCCTAAGTCTAATACGAGGTTGATATTAAAAAAGGGCGCTGTTATAAGAAGTACAAACTTCAATGACAGTATTATTGAAATTACCGGTAAAGAAAATATTTTAATTGAAGGCGGAACTTTAACATATGGCCAAACATTCACTTTCGATAACACCAACAGTAGCGCAGGAGCGGATAATCAAGAAGGTTTAATAACGATAACAAGCGGGAGTTCAAACATCAAAGTAGTAGATTGTGCTTTCGTTAACGCTCAGAGAATCGGGGTTGTTATTACAAAATCAACCGGAAATAGTGTAAGTAATTGCTCTTTCAGTAACTTATACGCATTCTTCGGAGTTAGGATTTCAGATGATTCGCATTTAAACAGAATCATAAATAATTCTTTTAACTATATTTCACATGTTGGTATCGGAATTTACGGAGGAGTACAAGGATTCGACGGTGCGACTACTAATAATGCATGTACTCAAAACATTATTTCAAACAATGTAATCCAAAACATCCAAAAATCAAGTATCCCTGACGGTGGTATCGGCATAGAACTCCATAACTGGCACAGCTTTAACATCATCTCGAACAATTCTATACGGTTGTGTGATTCAATGGGTATTTCTTGTACTAATGGAAAAGCTGGATATGTCGGTGGCTATTGTTCTATTACTGGAAACACTATTAAAGACATTTATGGCGTTTCTTATAGCGGGATTGAGTTAGCTGGGGTTGTAGGATGCACTGTAGCTAATAACACTATATTAGATACTAAAGTTCAAGGGATTATTATAGAATCATCTAACCGATCTGTTGTTGAATCAAACATAGTAACCTCCACTGTACAGGATAGTACTGTTCGATTAATAAACGTCGTTACATCGAATCATTGCACAGTTAAGGGTAATTCATTAGAAAAGAATGGAACTTTAGGAGAGGCGTGTATAGTAGTTGGATCATCTTGTGCGTTTATTAATATATCAGGTAACGATGTAAAAAACGGAATATACGGTATTAGTTTATCGGGATCCGGTGTCGGGTGTATAGTTGCTGATAATGTAATTGAATACGGTAGCGGTGGGGTGGCTGCCTTGATGATTACAAAAGCCGGAACAAAGATTTTCGGTAATTATATTGTGAGTTCCTCTACACAAAGTATCTTCATCGATGCCGATGATTGTTCTGTTTCTAATAACGATATAAATTGTTTAGCTACGAGTAATGCAAGATGTATTCAGATTGCACCTAATCGTAAGAATATTGTCGTTACATCAAATAAGACTCAAACATCGCAAACTAGTGGTACAGTAATCGCAATTTATAATAGAAGTACTATCAATATAGCGATAGTTCACAACACCATTATCGGACCTAATCACGTTATTACTGATGAAACAAATATGAAGAGTTATAAACAAGGTAATTTATTCATTAGCGATACCACGACAGATAGCACAAAAGGTCAGTTTATTTATGGGAGTGCAGCACCTTCCTCTGCCCCTAACTATAAAAATCAATTCTATTTAGATGAAACTAATAACAAATTTTATGTCGCTAAAGGTGTATCCTCTAGTGCTGATTGGTTATTACTGAATTAAAATAATTAGTCGCCCTTAACTAACTGTAAGGGCGATTTTCAACACTTATGCAACTTTGTTTTTTCTATAAATAGAGACTGATTGTACTCCCAAGAACAAAAAGCTCATAGAAGGTACTCTCTCTAAAAACACTTTCGATAATACGTAAGGGATTAATAATCCAAGTGTGATTACAACAGAGTTACTATGGTAAAAGTTTTCAATAATAAGTTTAATAGGTACGTGTAGATACATGATAATCAATGATGTTTTCCCAAACTCACTCAGTATCGTCCGTAATATTGGGATATTCGCCGAAATAGAGCCTAATAAAAGAATAGATGTCGTGAATATTACAGGTATTAAAAAATCTAAAAATATATGGTTGTAGGTTCTTCCTCTTAAATCCAGGTTGTAAGAAATGTATTGGTATCTATCAGCAACCACTATATA